CTACCACGCAATAGACACGGAGCCCAGCCGAAGCATTTTACCGTGAATGAACAGATTACTGAGATGAAGCTCAACTTCCACCCTAACATGAACATCTTATCATGCGGTGTTATGTCCTTTTCCTTGCTAGGACTAGCCACCTCCGGCAAAGCCTCGGGGTGTAAACGTTTTTGCCCGTCTACTAGCGCACCTTCTTTGTTCCGGCCAGGATTAACCGTGTGGATTAACGATTCCACTCCGAGTGTAGGCTCCACTACCCGACCAACGCTTGGACCTGATTGTTGGTACTCATGCACTAAACTAACACAATCAATATGAATATGAAACTCCCAGACGAATAGGTACCTTGTACTAGGACCCCTCCGTTCCGCCACCCTTTCGCAATGGAAGATAACACGAGATAAATGCCGTTCACCGAACGACTTGGTGGGCCTTCTGGCCCTATAGCTGGATGGGGGGGCGCGCAACCCCGGACCGCAGTCCTCCTGCCCCGGTCTACTGACCGAACTTACTCTCATAGGGGGGGAGGTGTACCCCCACTGCTCATGCGCAGCTGATGCCTGACTTCTCGCCGTTGCAGTGCAACGGCATCGCGTCTGTACTCACACAAGGGGGGAGCGTAAATCCCCGGAACGTCACATGAACCATTCCTGTTGCCTTCACCTATGGTACATCTAGAACAAAATGGCATTGGTTGGCACCTGAATGGCGCGAACCAACACATTAGCAGCACCAGTCAAGGTCCCATAAGCAGGCGTGAAGCTTGCAGGAAGGGCCATGTTGGTGATAGTAATATATGTCATAAAAATACATGCATTGGTACCATTAGCTGTGGCACCAGACAATTCACTGCCATTATTCACCGCATGCATTGAAGCAGTGCAGTTAACTAGGGCACCACCACTGAGCCAAGTGTTGTTCGTCGCAACGGTGATAGTATTACCGAATGTGATAATCAACAAGATGTCCGGCCCACATTGTGCAGGAAAATTGATGGTGGTTGCAGAGAATGTCAGTGCAATACTGCTAGCGAAAAATTGACTAGTACCAGGTTGTGTACCAAAAGGCGTGGCTGCTGCGACACCAGTGGTATTACTGTAAATTGCAAATTCGCCAGCATTGTCGAGAGCGCCACTGAGAATGGGCTTACGCAACTCGACTTCATAGGTTACCCACAACTCACCAACATCAACCGATCCAGCCTGCATGCCCTGCGCGGCTAGATACATAATGCCAAGATCGTAAGACTTGGCATCTTCGCCTGGAGGCACTGGCCCAGTCCGCACATACTGCACATTATACGGATTTTCACGGGGATTACACTCAATTGGGTGACAAAAACACTCACTAGGTTTGCCATCGGTGGCGAAATACTCATTGAGCATTTGCTGTTTGCTGGTGAAAGTAGGGTTGGTGGAGCGGTACTGTGTAGCCATCATCACAGTTCCTAGAGCAGTGTTGGAACTTGCCACCACATCTCCACTTGTTGACACATACTCGAAGATCACGCCTTTCCACGTGTATTCTTGATACTGCTGTGCAATTGTTGAAAGCCAGGGAAATGACGAAGCCAACCCTGGGTTCAACGGTACCGTCAAATCGACGGTGAAATTTTCGGCTGAAGTAACATCAGTGATGTACTCGCGGTGACGAACCACCACTGATTGACCGTTTCTGTGCATATTGGGAATGTCTCCAGACGTCCGGAAGCGATTCACGAGTGAGTTCGAAGTCACCACGTAATCGCCCTGTCCGAGCCACTTGGAGACCATCGCTCCTAATCCTGTCCCGGCTGCTTTTCCTAATGAAGCATTGCCAAGGTAGCCACCTAACACACCTCCACCTAATCCGCCAAGAGCTCGAATGGCTTGCCCTATAGCTGTGGGATTTTGACGCTTCTTTCGCGCCATCTTGATACTCTTCTTCGAGTTTGCCTTCGTCATCTGGGTATGAGACGAAGGAAATACTAATACTGTGGGAACTCAATGTATGTCGTATTTTGAATCTGCACGCCTGACATTTCTTCTGACACCACTCCGGAAATTTCGTATCCGTCGTAGTATCTCTCTAACTCCTCTTGGACATCTGGAGTTATGCCGTGCGCTATCCAGAAGCTAAGCCTCGCCCTAGCCTCTATCTCTCTTACACCGTAGCTGAGCTTACCCATACGCTCAAATTGCCCCGTGTTCTTGTAGATGCTTGCAATATACCCTTTCGAGGGTTTAGCGCCCCGGCCAGCCCGCCGGTAAGCGCGATAAAAGGATTGCATCACAGGAACTCCGGTAGACAAACTACCCCCACACATACCAACTGCTGCGGTCCACAACTTGAAACATTTAACATTCTCAATCTGAACCAAACACATACTATCTTTGACCAAAACAGTTGGTAAACTTCTACACATAACATACTCCTTGCCATTGTAGACAGGTTTAGATTGGCAGAACTCGACGCTCTCAAACACATCGACGGTAGGTTCCACATCCATCCTAAACCCCTTGGTGGCAAACCACTCACTCAAACCAACACGAAAACGCACTTCATCCACACGTTCCATAAACACGACACAATCGTCGCCATTGTTGGAGAGCTCAATCGTGACCCCCACCTTCTTCGCCCACGTCCATATACATGCGCACATAATTGTGCAATTTCCCAAAGCTGTATTCATATCACCACTAAACCGAATTCCATCGATCTTGAATTTCAGGTCGCCATCAGCGCACCTTCCTCTACCAGAGTTATTAATCTGGTAGGACAGCAGTTTCTTTAACTTGGGATCATTACGGTACATGTTTAGGTACACCGAGTGCTCATCCGAAGGGCTGGGACAGAGACATGCATATCGAATTTTTTGGCATCCAAGCCAATGCAAATGGGGTCTGCAAACCGCTCCCACTTGTTACGCAAAATGTCAGCTACACGCTCAACATTGTAACCCTTGATGACCGTAGGCTGATCACCACCGAACTCAACATTAAACACCTTTGCGATACTACGATATATGCGGTGTTCCACAGGTTTGATGTACTTTCCAACGAGTACATTATATCTCGGCGACCGCGGTTGGATGCACCGCGGGGCCTTATTGAGGTCTGCCTTCTCAAACTTTGCAAAGACATCGCTTCTACTATCCCGTGAAAGTAGTCGCGGCTCACGGATGAGATCCAGCCGTGCCGCCTCATAAATAGTGCGTTTTGGCCCATGGTACATGTCAACAAACTGCTCAGCTGTGACAGGATGCCAATGACGGCCATTACATCGATCTAACTTCTTTACAAAAACATCCATCTCTCTCCACTCGGCAGTAGAACTACCAAGTGGAGGCACAAATACATTAGACTCAACTTCACACATAAAAGCGCGCTCCAACAGGGCTCGCGCAAGGACATCAATTGTCGGATTATGCACTCCAAGGGTGTGGCGCTGGCCAAGTCCAGTTAATTGGAACCACTTCCTTGGGGGCACAAACTCCCCAGTGCGGCGTACGATCAGGTTGGGATGTGTGAGTGATGAAACACTACACTCTCCCCGTACGCGCACTAGGCAGCCTCAGACAACTGGGGCAGATGCCCGTCTACTGCGGAACCAAAGCCCGCTGAAGACTGACATGCCGACGGTATCATATACCCTCCATCTCTCGTTTGCTGCCTTGCTC